TACCGTTCGGTTATTCAGTGCATCCCAAACCTTTCGTCCGTACGTCTCGGTGAAGATCTTAGAAACTTGCTAGTATGTTTGCTTCTGAAGAAACTCAGGACCAAACACTCTACCCATAGCACCACGCTGTGCTTGGGAGATGAACTCCTGCAAACTTATAGTATCAGACATTAACCCTCACCTCTTATGTTAGACTTACTGAGCCGTCTTGCACGGCCTGTTCTAGTTCAGCAAGTTTTCTCCAAGACAAGCCTTTAAGTTCATCTAAAACTTCTTCTCTTGACTGCGGAGATGACTTTTTGATACCTAGAACTTGAGAATCCGGATTGACTGGAATTGAGACCTTCTTTACGGATCTCGCCTCACCGATTCCCATCTTTGAAAGCTTTGCGTCGATAGCTTTCTCTACAATTCCTTTGACATCCACACTATTCATGGCGCTAGCCACAGCCTTGTCTAATGAAGACTTCATCGCCTTCACTTGAGCTTCCTCTTCCTCCTCTTCAGGTGGTGTCTCCTCTTCTTCCTCATCTGCCTTTGTGACATCTGAGCTTGCAGAACCTTGGATGACTTCTTGTTGCTTGCCGGCTGTTGTCACTAATGATGCCTTACCTTCCTTGGAATCTTCCTTGGAAAGTTGTGCGGCAGACATTTTTGCCTTCACCTTGCCAGCTAACTCTTCAATCATCTCATCTTCCTTCTTTGCCTCATCGCCCTCGTCTTGTTTGGAGAGTCTAGTCTCCATCTTTGTGAGAACGTCGTTCATCTTTTCCATTGTCTCTGCAACAGCCTTCCAAGCTGTCACTTGACCTTCCTGGGTTTTTTGAAAACTTTCCAGGGTCGTCTTTGTGTCTTCGTCCATTCCATTCCTCCAACAGGATTTAATTTATTACGCAAAAAAGCCGAATTCACATGAACTCGACTCATCTAAACTCGACCTATCAGTTGTACTTGTTAGTGTATGTCTTTTCTTTTCTTCTCTGCGACTACAACTCACAGTAATTATAAATCAGAACTGTATGCAAAGTACAATCAGAAGAACCTAGAAAATAAAGACTCTCCATAGCCATAGAAGTATCGCTCCAATGAACAATCCGAAAACTCCTTCCCAATAGTCCGTACATCCTGTATCGAATTCTTCTCGAGCCTGCCAGACTTCAAACCATGAGAACGATACGAATAGCATGATTGAAAGTCCTGGATAGAAATGATAGATGAAACTGCACAACATACCACCTAGTACATGAACTGGGGTAGTCCTCTTTCTGAACTTACTCAGAAAGTTGCTAAAAGCCGCTTGAAGTCGTCTAATGATTTTTCTACCTCTTTGAAGCTCGAACCGTCTGTAGTAACCACATACAGTACTCCTTGGTGTTTGATGGTTAGATCTCCATCCTCATGTTCTTCCTCAACTGTATACGGTTTGAGACTCTCAAGAGCGGCTTCTTGCTCAACTTTCATTAGGCCTCCATACCTTTGAGCAGCTCCTTGAAGGTTAGAAGACCTGCTTTCTCAAGTCTATGCTCAGTTTGTGTTGATTTTGATAGGTTAGTCATCCTATCTATGACATCCGAGAGTTCATCTGGATGCACCTGGTGTGACTCTTTGTTGTTACTGTGATAGTTTCTGTGTCCATCATCTGATTTGATTATCTCGAACTCTGCTCCGGGATTTACAGGGTCAGCACAAAAGCTGACTTCACCTAAGTCAAGAGCATTGATCTCATAGAAAACCTGACCCTTCTTGTTTTTCAACTCCTTGTTGAGAGCTATACCTGCGATAGAGTATGACTTGATGGAACCGTCAATGATCTGAGCCTTAACCTTCGAGATGATACTGATATCCTCATCATCACGAAGAGCTGAGATGAGATAGAGGTAGTTGTCCTTTATTCCACTTTCATATATCTTCCCGTCCTCTGAAATCCAGAACGGTAGAGCTTGCGCTACTTGCATGTCTGAATGCAACATCATAATGTTAGCATATGACGGATTCCTCATGAACTTCTTGAAGGCATCTTGTAGAGCTTTCAAGGTAATGAGGTGGCCTTCCTTGTCGATCATCTCTACTGAGCATGGTCCTCCAACAACTAGAGGCTCTGCTACTCCGTCTAGAGAGATTTTGTAGCCAAGCCTTTTGAGCAGGTGTTTCTCTGCTGAGAGTAACTCATCAGGAAAAGCTACCCACTTCTTAACTAAGCGTTCCTCAGCGACTCGGATGCTTGCCTTTGTTCCGAATCGATGCTTGCCAGAAACCTTACGTCCAAGAACCTCGAGTGGTCCCTTCGCAAGTACCATCGTGTTGTAGCCTCTATTGACCTTACGGACATCACTGCTAGATTCATAACCTGCCAATTCATCTAGGATTGACTTAGCTATCACAGGATCAGAAGATGACCATATCTGAGTGATTCTAGATGGCTCCTGGTGAATCCAGTGAGCAACTGCATCAAGACAGATTAGTCTATCAAGATGAGTCTTTGCGGAGATGAACCGAGAACCTATTGATAGGTCCTTTACGAGAGGGCTTACCTTTGAGAAGGCGAAGTCAATCTCACCTGAGCTTGCTTGGTTGTGAGCCAGCTTTGAATAGGTCTTTAGAAAGTCGTTAGCATCCATATGTGTAGATTATACCAAATCTATCACCATGAGTACAAAACAAAGGCAGAGGTCTGAAGAAAAGGAGGCGAACTTCAGACGACCTAACAAAGTGGTTGCTAGGCTTTCTCTGCCTGCGGTATTATATCAAGTTCTTCCTTAGATGTAATTGCAAAGAGAACTTGTCAACCTCCTCATAGAAGGCTTCACTACACTTAAGCTTTGGTGGGTTAACTACAACATCATCCCAAAAGAAGATGCACTCATCTCTGAGCGGACAATAGAGACAATCATTCTCTCCAGTCTGTGTATCCGAGAAGATCTCTTCATTTGCACATGCATCTATCTCGACAGCTTTCTTGTCAAACCATTTTGTATACTCACTAGACATTCTCATAGATATCCACATCTCTTTGGCCTGAGTGTGTCTCCAACCAAGCCTGGTATTCGGAATCAGTTGAGTCCTCATCGAACTCTTGACGGTTCTCCTCAGACCATCTTCGAACCGCCTCCTCGTTAGGTCCAATAAGAGACTCTGCAAAGAGGTTTCCTACATGAGCCTGTCCTGCAGAAGTCTTGAACTTCTTTGGGTACAGGATCTCCGCTGAGTTTGAAGCCGTAGTGTGTTGACTTCCTAGATACTCATCGAGAGCGCTCTTCTTGAGGAACGGCTCTGAAAGATCTATCGTGGTCAGCTCATTCGAATTCAAGGTCAACTTGTACAGAAGATCTGGCTTTAAGTTGAGCTCATACGGTTTCTCAAATGAGATAGACTTAAGGATATCACTGAGCTGAGTCGAGATAACGAGAATCTTAAGCTCAGAATCGAAGACTGCACTTAGGCTTGAACTTCTTCGTCTAGTCCAGAATAGAGACGACTTATTGCCGAAGAGCGTCGCTACAGAACCATAGGTATCATTCAAGCCTTTTACAACTCCATACTTCTCAATTGTTCTGAGCATCTGCTCTGTGTCAGTCTCTCCGGTAGAGACAAACTTCTCTGGACTCCATACGACTCCGTTATGAACCATCATAAGCTTTCGTCCAAAGATCGGATGATTATTGCGATTGAACTTAGGCGAACCATGCGTTGCCAATCTCGTATGAAGTAGAACAACTCTGGAATCACCTCTGTTCTCCGCGATGAATTTGTCAAACTTATTGACAACTTCGTGAGCTGGACCAGGAGACTTAATCGCTCGTGGTTTGTTCCCATCAAGGAAACCTATACCAGTTGAGTCTCGTCCTCCATTCTCCATATTGATGAGTAAGTCCTTCAGTTCTTCAACGGAAACTCTGTGATCTCCAAAGTGAACAATACCTGCAATTCTACACATCTAGTCTGAGCCCTCCTCGCTAACTTCTATTGACTGGATGAAGCCTGCTCGATGAAGCTCTTCAAGGAAACTCATCGAATCTGTGTAAGTGATATGCTCTCCAAAGAACTCTTCAAGTCTTGATCGCGTGAGTTCCATGTAGTCATTTATGTTCGAAGTCTGCGGCCACGGAAACAATTTCAACCTTCGAACAACTTCATCTGCATCTTTGCCATACCAGTATCGTCCATCATGTTTGATTTTAATCATTTTAGTACACCTTACCTTGTAGGCATTAAAGCTCTATCTCTGAAATACTCAAACTCAAATACTCTCCGAGCATCATCTCTGTAAGGAAGGTTTAGTTCTCGTTCAGATGATCTCTGCAACCGCGACAGTCTCTCATCACTTCTTTCATCAGTTGCTTCCTGCTCGACTGTTCTAGATCTTCTTCGTATAACGCGCTGTCCAGAGGCTGATTCTCTGTAGAACTCTTCTGCTTCCAAAAGAAATCTGCCTGCCTTCATCCATTTGTAAGCTCCGATGATTCCTCTGAGATTGTCCCATTTCTTCACTACTCTGAAGGAGAAGTTTTTGTCTCCAACCGCTGTGTTGACAAGAGCTTGAGTTAGAACAATCCAGTGCTTGATATCTCTAAAGCGTAGAGTACCTTGATGCTGTCGAAACTCTACTGTACCATGTACAGAGATCGCTCCAATGTTCAACTTAACGTACCGATCTTCTGAACCGAGCCTTCCCCAGGAGATCCTTCTCTTCTTAAGAGCTTTGGCGTACGTACACATATTACCTCTACGACTAGGATCAAAGATCGAGTCTAAGAGAATCTGAAACTTGAAGTAGAGTGTATAGAGTCTCGTGAGTTTCTGCTCATCGAAGTCAGACGCATCATGATGAACGTGAAGACCACATGTATCATTAACTTCACATTCCTCTTCAAGGATCTTGCAAACCTTCTCGAGAGCATTGATACCACTTACACCTTTTAGAGGAGGAGTCTTGAGTTCAAAATCTTGCCTTCGAGTTGAGGAGATGTTTGCTATCAACGAACCGTCTCCAGCCATAACCCATTGACGCACTCGTGCTCTGTCAAAGTGACCGCCATAATGAATGTTTATTTGAGCTTCATCTCGAAGACGCTCGGTCAGGTCCTCTCGGTTTCTGCAGAAGCCTTCAATTTCGACTCCGAATTTACGCTCTTTATCGAACTTGTTTCCAGTCATGTAGAATAGATTCCTCCTTTTGAAATCTAAGTCTATTATAAATGGTTGCTGAGGAGATGTAAACAACCACCTCGTATTCAGGCCTAAAGAAAATCTAAGGAAATCGTACTCGCCTACTATATGGGAGAAGAGGGAGTTGAACCCTCTCCATCAGGTTGAAGGCCTGATATCCTAACCGTTAGACGACTCTCCCAAGTTTGCTCTTCTTCTGAGCTGCGTTTGCATAGTGATTCTTTAGGCCTCTACCGTCTACCTTCATTACACGCTTCCGCAGAGTCTTCGCATCTCGTCTTTCCCACTTATACATTTTAGCTCCTATAGAATATGGAAGAGAGTATGGGATTCGAACCCATGAGTCCTTTCGGACTGGCTGTTTTCAAGACAGTTACAATAATCCACTCTGCCAACTCTCCACTATCTTCGTGCTCTAAGTACTTGTACTGCGAGTATGAACCAAGCTGCTGTTGTCAATAGACTTGACGCGAACGCTAAGAAGTATCCTATTGAAAAATACACTACACAGAAAGAACATAGTATACTTCCTGTCATCAAACTTGTTACCAATGCTGGCTTGTGTTCTGACCTGATCGAAGGAATGAGTGACACAAAGAGAATAAATCCTCCGATGGTCAGAACCACATCTTGCCAAGGCATATTTTATCCTAAAAGCTTATCGATTAGGCTACATATGTACGTGCTATCGATATCTTTACCGGTGGCGTTGTCACTCTTGATAAGCTGCAGAAGCTCTACAAAGTAAGCTGTGTCAACTCCAGTCAGTTGCTCCTCAAGAACATCAATTTTGCTGAGATCTAGCTCACTCAATTGCATGCTCATCTTGAGGATCTGACCGGCATTGATATGCCATCCCCTCTTCAGGAACTTCCTCATTCGAACAACACTCGCTAGAGGATACAAAGAACCTACATAGCGTAGCTCTTTAGTCAAGAGGCTTGTCAGAGCATCTGCACGTAGATCAAGCCCGGTGTACGGAGACCACGAATTCATTACATGGATGTAGTCAAAATTCTTGTGTATCTCCGCTTCGTCTCCGTAAAAGCGAATCACAAGCTGAACTCGATCTGACAACGTAACCGCATTATCAGACAGAAAAATCGGAGTGTACTTGAGCTTGTCATCCTTCGGCTTCAGCGTTTTCTCCATCTCTTCAGCCGGAACATCATCACCTTCCTCAAGGATATCTTCGATTGATTTCTGCATCGACTCTGAGATGTACTCTTCAGCTGACTCATCAGAAGTGCCTTCGAAGAATTGGTAGTTTTCTTTGTTTGTGTTCTCACCAGCGATTCCTGAAGACTTGATCATGATTCGAACACGCTCCTTGTTTTCGCCTACAAGACGAACTGAAGGTCTGGATGTTCGATCATTCGAACCGATACCGACGTTAGGACGTTTGTTGAAGAGATCTACAAAGTATTGAGCTACTGCGAAGGTTGTATCCTTCGTTCGAAAGTAGACATCATAGTCCTTCGGGTTCTCTCCTAAGAGCAACGACGCGATTGCTCCACCTGAGATGATCGCATCTCGTTGAATTAAATCTCTGACTTTCGTATCTTCTACTGAAGCTAGAAAGTCATTGAATTTCTTCGCCAAATGGATGTCTGTTCTTCGTCTGTTCACTTTGCCTCCTTATGATTGAACGGTCTACACTTTTCTTTTGGTCGGAGTGGAGGGATTCGAACCCGCGACAACTTGGTCCCAAACCAAGCGCTCTACCAAGCTGAGCTACACTCCGTCGCTATATCGACCGTACTTATCTTCCAATCTAGTTGTATCTCCGATGTCTGGAGTAGAAACTTCGAGTATCACTGAATCTTCTAGAGCTGTTACTCTGTGCTTTGTTCCGTGATAGATATCGAAGAAATCTCCGCTTGAAGAAATCGACTCATGATCGTCCAGTTGGATCTTCACCTTTCCGCTAAGCACAAGCATGGATTCTTCCTTGTACTTATGAACTTGCAGGCTAAGTTGCTCTCCCTTCGAGATAACAAGAAGCTTAGACATGTACCATTCAGTACGAGTCCAAACTATCTCTTTTCCCCATGGTTTTTGCGTGATGTGCATTTTGCTTCTTTCATACTATCGGAAGGTAGAAGTTGTTCAAGCCTACACGCTTTCGCTCCTATCGGTCTTAGCCCCTCGCCTTTTTGATACTTTAAGCTACTTTTTCTCTCTATGACCGCTTGTAAGAGAGTACTTTCACTAGGTATCTTCTTCCTCGGCCTGAGCTCCTACCTTCCTCCAGTACTTCAACTACTTTAATACCGTCATTTACTTTTTAACACGAAAAGTTTTGATGCTTTAGCTATAGTCCTCTCATGGTCCCATCTGTACACCTCCCTCAAAGATTCAAGCCTAGGGAAATAAACCGGCGTTACCATTACGATTCTATTCTATCTAGTCCTTCTGAAGATGTAAACTGTTTGGTGTAAAATTCTCATCTTTTTCCACTGAAAGCAAGTCGCTGAATACTGCTGGAGCTATAGCACAACACTCACTAAGAATTTTGCCTGCGATCTCTCTCATCTCCGGCAAAGCTTTTCTAGAAGTTCTTAGCTTTATGATATGCCGGAGTTCTCTGAAGTTCCATGTACAAACAATCGTAGTTTTGCAAGCATTCGGTAGTACATACCTTGCTAGCTCCTTCTTGTAGCCCATCTCGATGAGCTTATTGTATACATACCAATTGTTCGTTAAGGCCTCATAGAAGAGCTTCTCAGCCTCTCGGTCGAACTCTGGAGGAGTGATGTATTCTCGATCTCTCACACTGACATACCTCTGGCTTCTCTGGCTGTAGCTCGCTATTCGATGTCTAACAATCTCATGCGTGAACACTCTGCTACCTACAATAATGAAGGTTGCTGAGGCGTGCTCTAGCATGGACTCATGTCCAATCGCGATCCATTCCTGTATACGATGAGGATTATCTCCAAATTTGTCCAACGTGTTGTAGCAAATTCTACCTGCATTCTCAATCACCTCTTCAGGATTAGGCGTATTAGCAACCAGGCCAACGTGTGTCTTGTAATTCATCTCGTACCTCCTGAACAGGCTCATAGATAGTCTTGAAGATAGCTGGCTTGCAGCAGTATCTCTCACCTGCCGTTCCAGTAATGACCCAGTCACCTTTAGAGATGTACTGGCGACCTTCAAGAGTCGTAACATAAGGATATACACGAACACCCATAGTTACCTCACCGTCTTCAAACCCACTGATCGCACTAACATCAAACATACCTTTGAACGCCTCATTAGTGAGACTGCTCGGTAGCATATCCTCATTCTCCCAGCCATCTTCGATACGCTTGCCAAACTCCCACTGGATGGCATCAACTACTACGGGACGTTTCCTAAACTTCATGGTGCTCTCCTTCATCTGGAATCCAACCACCGTCACGAGGAGTCATCTGCACAGTCTTGAGTGTTGTTCTAGTTCCATCACTCAATTCAACAATGAGATCATCAAATCGAACACAACACGTATCAGACACCTTCTCTGAGCCGAAAACCCTACGCTTCATATTCAACGGACTCTTGAATTTCACTTCTGAAATCACTTCGTACTCTCGTAGAAGTTTTACACCTGTTATGATCTTGTGCTCGTCTAGCATGTCTTCCTCCTTAAAGTTTATGGCGGATAGTACAGGATTCGAACCTGTGAGCCGAATTAACGACTACGATTTAGCGGACCGTTCCAATAGACCACTCTGGCAACTATCCTTGTATGGAGCTGATGAGAGGAATTGAACCTCCATCCGATGTTTTATGGAGCCAGCAGTGGGATTCGAACCCACAATCTTCCGATTACAAGTCGGGGGCACTTCCATTTGTGCTTTGCTGGCGTCTAGATTTCCTACCATTACCTCTGTTTTTTGACTTATACGTAGGTAAGTTAGCATCACAATTTGAACAAACACATCTTAAGTTGTCTGGAAAATTATTGTCCGAATTACCGTCTATGTGATCTAAAATCAAAACTATCGCTTTACCTTGCCAGTCTGTTATACCACAGATACAGCATCTACAACCGTCACGTCTAACTATGTATCGTTTCAGAGCGGGTCTATTAGCTACTAACCCAGATTCTATTCTAGACACTGTCTTTTTACGATTTTCCTCAATAGCACATTCTCGGCAATAGTAGTTTGAATTCTCTGTTCTTTTACCACACGACACACAGAGATGTGTTTTACCATTTCTTACCACACCTAAATTAGCATTAGAAGCTGCACAGGAATGGTCACAGTGTTTATTTTTTCTCTTTTCAAACGGTAGAATACTACCACATTTTTCACAAATTTTCGGGTGTACCAAATAAGCCACAAGACACTTATTATGCTTGCTCTTGCTCGCATTACGCGCACCTTCTTTAATCCTAGCTAAACCTTCTTTGGTCATATTCCTCATGGTAGCTACACCTCTTACCGACACGAACTACACCAGCATTGACAACCTAGAGAAACATCTCTGGGAACTTATCCATGAAGTATTTTCTAGAGTCGAGCTCTCGCTTCCAAGTATGGTTTTCAGGCGTAGGTGTAATTCCACAACCTCGCGTGACTGGAGTATACTTAAGCTTTAAGAACGCTCTCATCTCCTTCAGGATTTCTCTCTTGAGATTCCTACTCTTTACCTTAGCCTTAGCGTCCATGAAGAAGGCTGTGTCCGCAGTTTTTGCTGCTAGCCATTCTGCAAAGTAGCTTGAGTAGGCCTGACGCTGTGCGTAAGGTCCTAAAGCGACTCTCACTAAAACTTTGACTACTGAGAGATTCATCTTGTCTTCGATATCTCCAAGAATGTACATCAACTTCAACTTCTCTTCCGCAGTCAGTTGAATTTTGTGGATGCCTTCTCTGCACAGCCAATACGGATTCGCTACACCCATGTCTTCTTCAGCGAGCTCTTCAGCTTCAGCATGAGTAAGACCTGGATAGAGCTTTCTCTTAACCCACTGAGCTCTGTTGTATAAACCTAATCCGCTGACGGTTTGATTAAGTCGATCAACATTCTTGCAATTGTCTCCGTATCTTGCCGCAACAACGATTTCTTCTGGAAGTGAAACTTCCTCAAGTCTGCTACTGATTACATTCACTGTTTGCCTCCATCATACTATCTAATTCCTTGGTACCGTGGCGCTTTACATATGACCTATCATAGAAGATCCAGCCCCAAGATGTTGCGATAACTACTTGGAACCATAACGGAACTACATCTGCTGTTCCCATATGAATAAGACCGTACAGCATCATAAATGCTGCAATCGCCAAAGCAGAAAGACATAGAATCGGTCTGACCGTCCATTTCAGTGTCATTTTTCTACCTCTCATTGTTCTGGTACTCCCGCTGGGATTCGAACCCAGAACCTGATGCTTAGAAGGCACCCGCTCTAGTCCGTTGAGCTACGGAAGCAAGATTATTATATCACACTAGGACCTCGTAGTCTCTAGATGAAATACTTCCTCCATTTAGTGGCAAGACATACCTTAGTGTTGCCTTCCTCACTGCTTTAGCCAATCTGAATCCTACCTCATCTACGTTTTCGTCTTGTTGAAGTGGAAGAAGACAATCTACTGAAATACGAATACTCGTTTGGTGTATGCTCCAAATTCCATATGCTTTTCCTTGACCAACATAGGAGTGCTTCTCGTCGAACGCATATCCTTCAGGGGTTAGCTCATCGAAAACTTCTTGAACTGCTCTTCGAAGAACTTCTTGAGACTCTGATTCTTCGATGAGTTTCATACAGCCGGTGTAGTCATATTTCAGTCCTCTCAGCTTAACGATCAACTCTTCAAATGTAAACCACAAATATGAGTAGACACTGATTTCCTCGTGCCTATCGAGTAGCTCTAACCCTAAGAAGCAGAACTCTTCAAGATTTCTCGAGGTAAATAAAATCCTATCAGTTTGCATAATAATTGGAGCACCAAATGGGATTCGAACCCATACCGTCTGGTTGGAAGCCAGAAATGCTAGCCGTTAACACCACTGGTGCATACCCTCCTTGAATTGGTAGGAGGAGAGGGAATCGAACCCTCAACGTCCGGGTTAAAGGCCCGTTGCTCTACCATTGAGCTACCCTCCCGAGTAGTAATCATGTACGTCTTGTCCATTGATGTGACCATGGATCTTTAGCTGAATCCACCACTTCAAAATCTTCGGAAGCCCGATGTTTAGGATCTGCGCTGGAGATACCTTCCTCACCAGATCATCATATGCAGCATTCGTAAGCAGATAAACCTTCCGAGTGTTCACCTTAACTTTTCCATGCTCTTTGTTATACCACCATGAAAGCTTCAGGTTTGACACCCCAGTAGTAAAAGCGAGTGTATCTCCATCTTCCATATAGATTGCCTTAGATTTCTGATTCATCAAAATACTCCGTTATGTCATCCATCGCGGCTATCTCAGGATTTATGCCTTGTCCATATGATCTTTCTTTCAGATCACTTTCACTGAGGCTAATCTCCTTCGGAAGATACCCTACCACACTCTTCCACTTCATCTTGTATGATTCGAGCCAATCCGTGAAGCTCATTATCAGGTTCCTCCAATTGAGCTATTATTTGGTCCTCATCTAGTTTTGAAAAAATCTTGTCGATGTTCTCCATTTCAATATCGGAGAGCTCTGAATCATACGACTTATCGTAGATCTGGATCGACAATCTCCGTCTTATACTCATGAACGTCTTTCGATTCATTTTTTTACCTTGGTAGCCCAGATAGGATTCGAACCTATATCATTCTAGTCTTGAGCTAGACGACTCTACCAGTTGGTCTACTGGGCCACATGTACTCATTCACTGCTTGGTGGAACATATTAGAACTACTACCTACTTTACCGCTTCCTACACCGAATGCCATCTCAATTCCCAGCTCCTTACATACATCACTCTCAGGTATGCTAGATTCATCCTTCCTATCACCTCCGTTAGCAAAGATAGTTGGTCTATACTTCCTAAGGGTTTCTATGACTGAGCCATCATTATCAATCACTGGCACTACGATCAGAGATTTCATGACTGCTCCTTCACCTCTGTTCTCGGTTGAGATTAGACCGACCATTGTATAGAAGCAAAGCTTCATACGTAGAGGTAGTGATTGTAGATGAAAGCCTTTCTTCTTAACAAGGTCACGCTCCACATTTACGTACACTTGAATTCCGTCAACCTCTTTCCAAGCCGCAGCAGCTCTCATCAAATCAAGATGACCCTCAGTTAATGGGTCGAAACCACCACTTATTGCTACTATTCGTTGATCGTGCATGTCATCTCCATAATCAAATTTGGTGGCCTCGGTGGGATTCGAACCCACACTGACGTACTCTTAAGGCACGTGACTCTGCCAATTGGTCTACGAAGCCGTTGGTACCGGCGGAGAGATTCGAACTCTCACTAGCATGGTTCTAAGCCATGTGGCTCTTCCAGTTGGCCTACACCGGCGGGTCTTCATCATCCTCATCCGTCCAAATAAAAATGTCGTTTCTAGGATCGAAGCCTAGACCGATGATACATCCTCCAAGAACTCCGAGCGTAAACAGAATCACTTCCATTGGAGTACTTGGTGTATTCGCTGCTGCGACTAAAGCTATAACCACAACTCCGACTGCTAGTGTAGGTACTTTTCGATTCTGCACTCTCATTACCACTCCGCCCATTCAGGATAGATTAGTTTCGCTCCGCAACATGGACAGTAGATAGATTCCCAACTATCTTCAGAAGGTCTACCTACAAAGTATGGAACAAAGACATTCAAATGTCTAGTGAACCTATTCTCAAGGATGTAGATATACTCTAGGATCTGATACGCATCCGATGCTCTGTAGTCAACCAGACGATACGCTACACGAAGTTGCTGATGTATCTGCTCATAGCAATCCCAACATGCAACAATTGTGCCTCCTCGTACGTCTTCAATGAAACCTGCGTAGTTAACCTTTATCAGTGAGACCTTTGTGTCCATTTTTGTTTGGTTCTGGAGCTAGGATTCAAACCTAGGATCTTCTGGTTCAAAGCCAGACGTGCTATCTCTACACCACTCCAGATTGTCCTCCTTTATACTATATCATATGGCGAGCACTTTTTTCATCTCGTCAAGTGTAATTATGCTGAGCCTATCAGCGAGCATGTTTCTCTGACAAATAGGAATGAACGTTTTTGAACTGACTGCGAAGTCGTTCGGATACGTAGGAAAGATCTTGATCGACACATCCGTATCCTCCTTCAGAAGAGCTTCCTCTAAGTCAGTGTAGCCGTAGAACTTGATGATCTTAATCTTGCATTCTTCTGCTGATGGAAGATCTACCGCTGTGAAGCAAAAATCTACCTCATCTCCACACATAGCTAATACTACATACACTGGCATTTTACTCACTCTAAGGCTCCTATAGACCTCTTCAGATCATCCAGAGAGATACTCTCTAAAGATTTCTTGGCTTCGGCAATCAGACTGGACTTAGTTTGGATTAGCCCGGCCTGTACAAGATTAGCATACGCTTCTTGAACAATGTCTACATCAAGATCATACTTATGAAACGGCTCATATGCACAGAAGATTTTCTTAGGATTCGACACATCTATGACTCCAGTTCGAATCAAGCTCTCCGCTGTTTCAACTCGAGTCTGCCAGTAAGCCTTATGCCTCATCTTCCGCTTCTTGCTTCCCTTTGTCCTTGACACTTTCATCACCTTCACTTCCGGGCTCTGTCGCTCTGTAGGACTTCTCTCCTAGTATGAACTTCGCATCCGGAAAGCACTTCTTCCAGTAGCTCGCTAAGACCTCTGGTACTGAGGTTAGTCCTTCAGTAAGAGTCTTGCCGTCTTGAACCAACTTGAAATGGACTACATCTTGAAAGGCCATGAATCCTCCTTATGTGACGCTGTTAAGTATGTTGGGTGAGCAATTCCAGATAAGTCCACTGTCTTCTTTGACTTGGATTGTCTTCCGGTTGATCTTGAGGATTCGTCCGATCATTGTTCTGTAGTCGAACTTTGCTTTGTTGGAAGTCCATGAGACTCTCTGACCGACATGAAGTCTTCGAGACGCTTCGACCTGTTTGTCATCATAAACTACTCTCAGCTCGTTGAATACAACCACCAAGTCCTTGCTCGATAGCATACCGAAGGTTTCTCTAGCTTTCGTTTGCAACTCGAACTCTGTCACTCAGACACCTCCTTAAGTTTGGTTGTTAGAGCTATAGTAAACTGTTTTGAGGAAGATGTAAACCGGTAGTCTAATTCAACTCAGTAAGAAAATCCTTCCTTGTACACAATAATGTCTTGACGCCCTTCTTCATGGACTGAACGATCATGTTCTTCGTTCCTTTGCTATCGGCTAGATTCTCATGGAAGGCTATGACTAATTCTGGACCTGCCTCAAGCATTTGGCTGTTTCGAATTGGACCTGCTCGTTTTCCATATTTTGACCATTCCGCTGGAAATTCATGAACAATGTAACCTATTCTACGAGCCGCTATCGCTGCGAGGGTGTCAACTCCATGAGCTCCTCCTTCAATTAGATGACCGTAGTTAGCCTTCTTGAAGAGCTCCAGAACTTCTTCAATCAGATCAGTGTCCATATAGATCCTATCTCCACAGATAAGAAGTGAATGAGACGTATCTGTTCGGATGTCTGGAACAACTGGACCATCACTTAAGACCATATCATTTTGAACTGCTACTGCTTTCAACTTAAGTCCTCCTTGATAATCATAACTGCTGCTACAGCTACGCTTAGACACACTGGTATGCTGAGAAGCAAGTATGGGAAGAAGAGGAATACATCTAGCTTGGTGTAAGCCTCTTGCTGAAGTAGACGGATCAATAAGTAGATACTCTCTGCCGACATCAATCCGAAGCAGACACCTAGTAGAGCCGTCACTAAGAGATCTTTATTACTCATAGGTTTGTTCATCGATCTCCTCCGTTTTACTCGCATCTTCAGGACGCATCGTATACGTAGCGAAGGTTCCGAGGTTGTTGTCATTCGGCCCAGTTATTCCATGCAGCATCAACCAATTTTCGTACTGATGCCTTGCTACGTCCGCAAGATCTGACATACGCCTGTTTTCTCGCTCTCGATGTTTTGACGCATCGATTATGTTAGAAACCCAGATCGTTACATAGGCTATGCCAAACACAATCACTACTATGAGAACCGCCTCTAGTGTAGAGATAATTGATGGTGTATACATAGTACTCCTCTACCAACCTAAGAGCTTGTAGTAGTCAGCCAGGTAATTCTGGATCTCTCCTGCAGGAACTCCGGCTTGAGCCATATCGTTCATAACTTGCACTACTTCTTCCGGTTGGATAGCTAGATTCTCAAGAGCTGCTAACACATTAGTCAGTGTCATTGACGAATTATATCCATAGTGAAGCTCAAACTTACCATAACACTTCAGCACAGGATTTTCAGGACTCTTCTCCTTTCGGTGAACTCTACGACTGAGCTCTATGAGTCGGAAGACCGGCGGCTCTGCTGGAGAGTTGTAGTTGCTCGTGACTTGAAATTTGGCCACTCTAAGCCTTCCTTCAGGAGTCATCCACAGATCTGTGATACACTCTTCACCATCTTCAACCTCCGCAAACGACCCTAGTTGAACCCATCTCATCTGAAGGACACTGTGCTCGAAGGTTTCTCGCGTGATACAACTGAACTCTCTAAGATCACTCATTTTGTCTTATCTCCTTCCAATTCTTCGCTTCGTGCTTGATAGAATTGTACATCGCTTGTATGCATGATTGTCGTAATGGAACATTCTTGAAGTCTGCTGGCTTCATCACGCATTGGACCTTGTATCTGAGGCTGAACACGATTGTATCTGTCTTCAGATCCCAAGTTACATGAATGCCGCGTGGTATCTCGTGGAAGTCCTTCAGCTCATTGTCAAATTGAAT